TCTGAGCGAGCGCGGCCGCATTTTGAAACAACGTTTTTCCCGAGAGTTGTTGAGACACCAGTATGGCGAAGGGACGCAGGCCGATTCCGGCCTCTGTGAAAAAGTTGGCCGGAAACCCTGGCAAACGGAAGATCCGGCCGGACCTTCCGTCGCCTGCGGGATCTCCGCCGATGCCGAAGCGACTGCTCGTCGAGCCGCTCGCGGTCGAGAAGTGGAGCGAGCTGGTGCCGGTTTTGCTGGAGCTCGGCACGCTGACGTTGGCCGACGGCGAGGCGCTTGCCACTTTATGCGAGGTTTACGCTGCTGCGCAAGCGTGCCTGCTTGAGCTGCGCGCCACCGGGCCGGTGATGAAAACCGACCTTGGTGGCGTGAAACCAAACCCCGCCGGCCCGTTGTATCGCGGATTAGTGAGCTTGCAGGCTTCGCTAATGGGCGAGTTTGGACTGACACCGACCAGTAGGACACGGCTGGGTGCCAAGCAAGAAAAGCCAACAGACGAAGTCGAGGACTTCTTCAAACTCCACGGGGCCTGATCTCTGCAAAGAGGGGCAGGCCAAGTACGAGCGTGTCGTCCACTTCTTCGAAAAGATCCTTCGCCACAGCAAGGGTCAGAACGCGGGCAAGCCATTCACGCTGCTGCCTTGGCAACACCACGTCATGCGTGAGCTCTTTGGCCGTCTGAACGGCGAAGGCACGCGGAAGCATCGCGTTGGGTACATCGAGCTCCCGAAGAAGCAGGGCAAGAGTACGACGCTTGCTGGGATCGCCCTCTATATGACGGCTTTTGACTCTGAGCCAGGGGCAGAAGTCTACGGCGCGGCCTGTGACAGAGAGCAGGCTGGAATCATCTACCGCGAGGCGGCGTCGATGGTGCGAGCGTCGCCTGCATTGTCGCGGCACCTTGAGGTGATCGACAGCAGAAAAACTATCGTGCATAAGGCATCCAACTCGTTTTACCGGGTTTTGTCGGCTGATGCGTTCCGGGCCGAGGGGCTCAACATCCACGCTCTGCTCTTCGACGAGCTGCATGCCCAGCGGGACCGTCGCCTTTGGGACGCCCTGCGGTACGGTGGTGCTGCCAGACGCTCGCCGCTGCTGCTGTCGATCACCACGGCCGGCTACGACCGCAAGAGCATCTGCTGGGAGCAGCACGCGTACGCCGAGCGGTGCATCGCAGACCCAACAATCGACCCGGCGTTCTTTGGGTGCATCTACGCGGCATCTCCCGAGGACGACTGGAAGGAGCCTAAGACGTGGCACAAGGCCAACCCGTCTCTGGGCGAGACGATCACAGTTGACTCGTTCGCTGCCGATGCTCGCGAGGCGGAGCAGTCGCCGTCGAAGCTTAACGCATTTCTGCGGTACAGGCTCAACGTATGGACGACGCAGGATGTTCGGTGGATCTCGCCTGACACATGGTCTAAGTGCGGCGGGCCGCTGTTGGCAGACCTCGAGCAGCGGGAGTGGTACGCGGGCTTAGACCTTGCCACCACGTACGACCTGTCGGCGTTTGTCATGGTGAGCCAGGCCGACGACGGCTCGTTCGACGTGATGCCGTTTTTCTGGGTGCCGCAGGAGAACGCAGCGGAGCGGACGCAGCGAGACAAGGTGGACTACATCGGGTGGATACGTGACGGGTACATCCGTGCCACCGACGGCAATGTGACAGACTACGACGTGATCCGCCGTGACATCGTTGAGCTATCCCAGCAATTCAACATCAGACAGGTCGGAATCGACCGCTGGAACGCCACGCAGCTGGCAACGCAACTGCAAGGAGATGGGCTCCAAGTGACAGGATTTGGGCAGGGATACGGCTCGATGTCGAGCCCCAGCAAGCAGTTGGAAAACCTTGTGCTGTCGGAGCGTGTTCGCCACGCTAACCACCCCGTCCTGTCGTGGATGGCTGGAAACGTCGCGGTGCAGTCTGACCATCAGGGAAACATCAAGCCAAGTAAGGCAAAAAGCACCGAGCGTATCGACGGCATCGTGTCGCTGGTCATGGCTCTCGGACTCCACGCCGTTGCCACCACAAAGCCGCCGGATCAATCTTGGGACATCATCACGCTATGAGTGAGAACGCTGCCGCAGACTTCAAGCTGATCGACCTGCGTGGCATCGAATGGCACGGCGACGGCGGCAACCGCACACCGTCGGGCATCCGCGTCACGGCCGACAACTCCATGGCCTGCTCGGCCTACACGGCCTGCATCCGGGTCATTTCGGACGCGGTGAGCTCGCTGCCGCTGCACGTCTACGAGCGGCTGGCCAACGGCGGCAAGGCCAAGGCCCCGGCCAACCCGGTCTACCGTCTCCTGCACATGCAGCCGAATCCGTGGCAGACGGCGCAGGAGTTCCGCGATTGGATGACCGGGATGTATCTGCACTACGGTGCTAGCTACGCCGAGATCCGCCCAGGTGCTCGAGGTGCGATCTCCGAGCTGTGGCCGCTGCACTCTTCTCGCATGGAGGCCGAGCGGCTGGAGGATGGCCGGCTGCGGTACAGGTACAAGGAGCCCAGCGGGAAGGTCACGACCTACTCACAGGATCAGATCTTCGCCCTGCGGTTCACTACCGAGGACGGCATCAAGCCGATCCCGACCTTTAAGATTTTCCAGAACGCGATCGGCCTAGCTCAGGCCCTCGAGGCCCACGGGTCCACCTACTTCGGCAACGGTGCCCGGCCGGGCATCGTTCTGGAATCCGACAACCCGATCCCAGCCGAGGCGTCCGAGCGTCTCCGCGAGCAATGGGAGCGGATGCACAGGGGGCCAGACAGGGCCTTCCGTACGGCCGTCTTGCCCAACGGCGTGAAGGCCCACGAGCTCTCGGGCAGCAACGAGGCGGCCCAGTTTCTTGAGACTCGGCAGTACCAGGTGATCGAGATCTGCCGCGCGTTCCGCGTACCGCCGCACATGATCCAAGACCTGACCCGTAGCACGTACAGCAACATCGAAGTACAGGGCACGGAGTTTGTCCAACACTGCCTGCTGCCGCATCTGAAGCGTTGGGAGGCGGCCATCTCTCGCGACCTGATCGTGGACGATGAGACCTACTTTGCCGAGCACAGCGTCTCGGGCCTGCTCCGCGGCGATCACGCCAGCCGGTCGGCCTACTACGTCTCGGCCTTGCAAAACGGCTGGATGACAGTCAACGAGATTCGAGAGCTTGAGAACTTGAACCCAATCGGGCCAGAGGGCGACAAGCACTTTGTGCAACTCAACATGACCACGCTCGACAAGGTGGGCGAGGACGCACCAGCCCCAGCACCTGCACCGCAAGACACGCCGACCGCACCTGCCGACATACCGATGGCAGACACAGGAGTATCAGCAAATGGAAATTGAACGACGCTGCTTTCAGGTAGACGAAGCTCCCGAATGCGAGCTCGTCATCGAGACCCGTGCCAGCGGGCGGGAAGCAATTCGCGGAATGGCGATCCCCTATAACCGCCTCTCGTTGGACCTCGGTGGTTTTCGGGAGCGAATTCTGCCCGGCGCTTTCGACAAGGTGCTTAACCGGCAGCGTGGCAAGGGCGAGATCCTGAGCTACTACAATCACAACAGCGACATGCTGCTGGGCCGTGAGTCAGCCGGAACTCTTGAGATCATTGCTGACGATCGCGGTATCTCGTACGTTGTCGAACCGCCTGATACTTCGGCAGGCCGAGACGCTCTTGCCCTGGTCAGATCTCGCAATCTGCGTGGAAGTTCATTTGCTTTCACGGTGTCGCCGAGGAATGGCGAGCGATTTACGACGGACGAGAACGGCAAGTCAATAAGAGAAGTGGTCGAGGCTTCCGGCCTCTATGAGGTCGGCCCAGTAAATGTGCCTGCGTACGGCAGTGCCACCTCTGCGGTTGTGGCTCAGCGTTCCTATGCCGTGTGGCTGGCGGCACAGGCCGCAGCAGTCGAGGCCGACCAAGACGCCGAGCCTGAAGTCAAGAAGGTTATGCGTTCGCTCGTGCGTGACGCAGCTGCTGCGTGGACACTGAGGCTGCGAAATGTCTGACGTTCGGTGCCAGTGCGGTGAGCGTCTGCGGTGCCGATCCAGTAGGCCGGTCGGCAACGAGCGGCAGCGGTATCTCCGTTGCCCGAGGTGCGGTGCTCGTGGGGTGGCGTTTGTGAAAACAACACATTCCGAGGTCCGCTTCTGCAAGGGGCCACGGGCCTAGTGCGATTGTGGACTCCACGGCAATACCGCCGCAGGAGAATCACCGCACATGGACAATCTCAAGAAGCTTCAGGACGAAGCCGTTACCCTTGCCAACCG